CTGCAAAAGCGATATACGCTATAAAAGTTGTGACATTGATAAGCCATGACTTATCAATGTTTATAACGTTGTTAAGCCAATGGCTTCCCCTTGCATCACCACAAGAGGTATCTTTCTTTAAGTTGGTGTTGGCACTGTTGTATAATAATACAATGGTGGCCAGCCGGCAAAGAAAAAGAAAGAAAAATCTTCTCCGGCCGCAACAAAAGTTTCGTAAAACTCTGCGCCTGAATCGGAATTGTCGACTAAAAATCGCACCCCATACAAAGCTGTTGGTGGGGTGACTGTAGTCCAATTCTCAATTCGACCCGGGATAAACCGCGCGTGAGAATAGTACGGAATTTCCACTTCTAAAACTCCATTGACAGCGGAATTTGCCAATACTATTGCTCCATAATTGTCTATCTCTGGATCAAAGCCAACAGTCCCAAACATCCCTTCCTTTGCTAGTACAGACCGTGATGACTTACTAACAAAACCAGATGAATCCTCGAAATTCTGTTGCTGTATTAGGTTGGCAGTTATTGAGGCTCTACTAATGTGCTTATCTGAAGACCCTCGGGGTGCTATCTTCCACCTAATAGATCCCCTCATGCCACAAAATGCGGGTGCTAACCAATTCAACATAGTGAATCCGCAGAAATTGTAATTAGTAGTAGAAGTAGTATGTACCGCACCTGAGACTCTTCCCTTATAGAAAGGGAAACATTGGATAGCAAGGGAATGAAATAACCCAGTGTCATCATTTGTACAACCAAACGCCAAATGTCTATAGTAACGTTTAATTACACTCCTGAAGCTCTTGACAGCTTCTCCTCCATACACTAAATGATGAACATCATGATCCACACATTGCTCTAATGTCTCATCAGCGTGGCTCACTGGAGCATTGTTATCAGACACCGGATCCACCTCCCTTCCTGACTGAGGTTTAATTTCGTAACAAGCCATGAATGAACTTGGCCCCATAACTTTGAAATCCTCACAAGCCTTCATATACACATTAACCTCTATATCACCAGGAACTGATGGGTCCACATTTGGAGTAGTCAACTCATTAATAATCCATACGCTAATAGTTCCATTCCCAACATGGAATGCGGGGTTAGCGCCCGTAACAGGTGAAGTACCAATAAGAGCGGTTTCTGAGACTTGTGGACCAGCCGGTTGTGAGTATGCACGATCTTGCATATACGGGCATTTAATTGTAAAGTCACGACATGTGGCAATATCAATAATTTCCGTATACATCACATTAGGCTCAAATACTGTAGGACACGAAGGTGCTGGGTCAAAACATATAGCGAGACGCCCACGATGAAAGGCACTGGCAACAATCTGAAATCTAAATTCCATACTACCGCTCCAGTATCCAAATGGTGTTACAGCCCCAAAACTTGCAGGAATATGTAATTTAAGTCCAGTTCCTTCAGGGGTACTGCGATATAATCCTGGATCAACCACGGCACTAAACAGGCATTGGTAGGTGCCGTCTGCCTTAAGCCATGGGAATGTAAAAATATAACTTTCCCTTGAGGCGAGATACGCTATATTCATTTCATCCGTTCCATCCAATCCAGCAATCCTACTATCAATAGTCAACTCCTGTTTTGAGTCGTATGTCAGTTTCTGACCGCTATCAGGATTGTCTACAGTGCTCATGTTTGTAGTTGGTTTAGGATTCACTAAACTGGGTGCTCCCGCAATAGACGGCGCACTATATCCAAAAGCCTTCGCTATACCGGAGACAGTGGAAGCTATCACTTGCGTTGCCCTGGCGTATTTCCCCACAACCGGTACATTAGATAAGCGCCCCGCCGCATTGGCAACTGCTGTCGCAGGACCAGACACTTTTCCATATTCATCTTCTGTACCTGACTGAGGTGAAATGTCATATACATTCTTATGTGTGGGAGCTCGTAAATCAACCTCGGTGGCCCAAGCAAATACAGTTATTGTTACATTTTGATTTGCTGCTGCGTTAGCAAACTTCAAATCATTAAGAGTTCTAATAACTATAGTTCCCATATTTGTTATATCCGTATTTGTCAAATTCAGATAATCAAAATGCCAAAAGAATGGTAACTCCATTGTGCCACCCTCCGAAGTGGTTGGATCCAAAAATATCTTAGGCATTTGACTAAATTGTACATTTTCTAGCCTGTCTGTAGTGTATTGCGTCAAAGTATCATAACCATACATCGGGATATATGATGCCATTAATCTACCATAAAAGAAAGAATTTCCATTTATAACAAATTTAACGTGGAGCTTCATCTTTCCACAATAATAATTTGATACTCTGTTAGCAACGCGTGGGTTGATCATAAACTGGTGCCATGGGTTTAGGAATACCAGAAAATCTGGTGTACCTGTAGACCAGAAGTATTGACCAATTTGAACAGGACGTGATAAAAAATCGCCTAAACTAGAGTCAGTACCTTGGAGTCGGTCTCGCGTTGAGTCGACATCACTGGGTACTGTATTTTGTCGGTCTTTATCATCATGAAATGTAACTATCTCACTCCCCGCATGGGGGAATACATTCGGCGCATCCACGCCTAAAGATTTAAGGGGAATCTCTAAACCGCTTGATTTCTCTTTAATTTGTTCTCTAAATTTATTAATCCATTTTAAAATTCCAACTTCCGTGGGATTATTGGAAGTATTGGCCTGGGTTGCTAACCCAACTCCTTCGGAGTTTTGAGCTATCTGGTGCTCGCCTATGCTCACCCATTGACCATTGGGTAGCATGGTAACCTTCACACCAGTCTCACTTTTCCCTCCCGGGAGCGCAGGTAGCGCGCAAAAGTTCTTCTTCCACCTCGATACCCTATCAGCATAACCTTTCATAATTCTTGGACATATATCTACTAGACCATGAGCCTGAGCTATGGGGACTAAGATGTTGTAGTGCTTTACAAATTCCTCACCCCCCCAAAATACGAACTCGTCTAGGGCACTATCAACATTGACAGCTGTGACCTCCTTTACTGACAACACTTTAGAGGCATTTATAGAGAGTAAGCGCTTATAGATCGACTCTTTCTCTAGGGGGGCCACGATGGTATCTAAATCGGGATGATAAGAAAACCCCCTCCTTAGGAAGTCGACATCTCCCAGAGCTACATGATCTACAAATTCTGCTGACTTATCCGCCATAGTTATCGTCATGCCGCGCTCTGCGAGAAAATCACGCATAGCCTTCATCCCGAACTTAGTACACGTTGTAGCAATAGCATCATCCCCATAAGTCATCAAGCGAACAGATGAATTGAAATGATTATACCCACAGCCATAATATGCCATTCTAAAAATTAGGCTGTTGACTATACAGTTGATATACACAGTCAAATTTTGGCCAGAAGGATTTGTGCCACAGAATTGAATAAGATCGCCATTGTAAGCAACCAAAGCCCAACAAATATCTGTAGCCACCCCCCACATTACTCTGAGTTGATCATATGTATAACCTGCCATCTCAGCGAAGCGAATTAAAATTGAAAACGCTGCAAATGTCAACTGACTACACATATTAATATCAAATGCAGAATAATCTATAGCGAGTGTATTTGGGAAGTAGCTAAGATGATGATGCAATTCCCCCCAGTCACACGACATAGGGTTTATACCCACTGCACACTCGCTACGGGCACTATATACACTCAACAACCGGACTATGGGTAAAAAATACTTACGAGTAAGTATCTGCAGCGTTATGGGAGCGGCTTGAAATACCCTGACCTTATCTTTCGTTGTTTTAGTAGGTTCATCCTTCAGGCACGCCTTAAATACTGGATATGCTCTCTTACCCGTTGAATAGGTCTCCTCAATCTCTTTAGTATTTCGCCATATTTCCTCTTTGAATGTATACTTCTCCACCTTACCCTCAATAGGTACCATCCAATCTGATTTGGTACCTGGCCAAAAATATCCCATTGATGTGCTTCGGTCCATTGCGTCTATAAATCTACAATTATCCCTACCGTTCACTATTTCAAAGTCCGATAAAGGGGTAAGTGACTTCATTGTAGACTTTAATCTCGATTCATATGACACTATGGCTCTATCCAACAATTTAGGTTCAAATCCAGGAGGAGGATTTACCGCAATACGCAGCGATCTTAACCACGGCACCCACGGGCTAGACTTGTCAGGGCCTCTGAATTTTGGTTTACCCCAACCAACCATAAGATCTAACTCGCGCGCTAATTCCGCTGCTATGGGCGTATCCACCACTCGGGACTTCGGAGTACTCCTCAGCCGCACAGTTCCCATAAACCTAAAATTGTTCTGACCTTCTACTAACTGAAGCGGACTCCGTTTGTGCAACTCCGGTCTGAAAAATTCTTCACCATTGTGTTTGGTAATCTCGCCCGCCTCAGCTATTTGCGGAATGTGTCGTCTGGACCTCAACTCATCCACTCCCGATTGCAGTGTTTTCGGGTCTATAAATATGCCCCGACCCTGGGTATGTCCATCACCACCAATATGCAATCCAAGGATAAAACTTTGCTTATCATTTGATATGATTGGTGAACAACACATACCCATAGCATTCTCTGCCGTGTAGTGGAATCCTGGGAATACCATAAGTTTTCCTGACCTCTTATGATTATTAGTCGTCATCGTTGATTTTATATTCACAACGGGAAACTCCTTAATGTTCCCATCCCTATTGCGATATAACATTCTCCCAGTGCGTTCAGCTTTAGGTATTCTACTAGGAAAACAATCTACGATTGTAGTGAAATCCCCAGAATTAGGAATTGATATTAAAGCCAAATCCAACTTTGGAAACGAATACACATCTAGTTTATCGACTACTCGGCTAATAATTGCATTACCACAGCCTACACCCACAGTCTTGCGAATGATCTCCACCTTGCCATCAAGATCATCTGTGAAGTGACTAGGAACTAGTACTATACCAGACATAATAAAGAGCCCATTGGTGAACAGTCTGGTGTTACAGTCTCGAACATATACCAAATTCTTCATTACCTTATTTGAAAGCTCGCTGGGGGATCTCCCCACTTCCATCGGTATATAGTCTAGTATGCGTTCTTTAAGGGGTGGCTGATACCACTTGTCACTCGCCTCCTTATCCAATATTGCTGCTTCTTCTGGTGTTGGGTCTAGTCGTGTATGGGGTTCAGCCTTCTCCATAGCAGTCTTCAGACTACTAACAATACGAGGTAATAATTTATACACTACATATCCCCCACAGAAATTAGGTATTACTTTGTCCCTATACTCGTTATCCTCTCTCTTAATCCACGCATAAGATTTAGATATCGTGTAAGGGACGTCTTTAAACACCTTAATCTCATCATTTATAGTGGTCCAAGCTAATGCACACGCCCCCAAGAACATTCCTAATCCAGGGCGAAAACCCTCCGACACAGTGACTAAAGTCCAAAAACCTATTGTGAGAATTCTGCTGAAATTTGTAGAGCTTAACCATCTTAGAGTAGAGATTATCCAATGGTAGACGGCAGGTAACGAAACTCGGGTTACATTTATATATAGCAAAAGCAGACACAGAACTAACAAATTTTCTACAAATGCCTCCTCTTTCGCATAGATCCTTTCACGACACCACTGTAAATATTTAGATAAAGCGAATAATCCTATTTGTAATCTAATACAGTTCCACAAGCCAAATATGACACGGGTCGTGGCTACCATTTTTGGTCTATACAGACGAGTGAGCGTAGTACCCATTGGTGTCCCTTCAATCCAATTAGGGAGCCACATTGTCCAATCGGGAGTTACGTATTTATTAAATAACTTACGCACCACTTTCTGCACTATGTATAGGTGGGCAACACATAGACCGGCACAATGTTCTTCTAACATATTGAATAAATTACGCACACTGTCTTTTGTATCCACAAAGAATTCTGTCATTGCCATCTTAAATTCATCCTCTCTTAATACCAATTTTTCTACATTAGGTAATTGCACTAATAATTCTTTCTTAGCAATTTCTTCTGGTGTACCTCCATGTGGGCAAATACAATGGCATTCAACCGCTCCACAAGTATTACAAAACTCCATTTTCGACAGACGTGTGTCGCCTTCCACCACTAATTTTTGAGCCTCAAAGTGTTCTCTACTGGCTTCTTTGAGAAATATCTCAAGCTCCCCCATATTAGAAAACTTCTTTTCCAATACCAATTCGTAACGGCTAGGTTTATGCCGCTTGTCATTAGGGCCACTCTTGTTCTTGTCCTCCTTAATATGAACATGATACACCCTTATGTCCCATATATCGGGAACGTAAGCCTTATCCTCATCTATCGCAGCTTGAATCTTCTCAGCTTCATATTTCATCAACTTCTTCCGATCCAATGCGACTCCCCCATCTACTCTAAACTTAGGCTTCACTTCCACATGGAGGTGATACGCGAATCGCCGCATAATTGAGGCCGGTTCTAACGTATACGCCTCAGCATTAAGATGCTTAATGTTGGTAGTAGCCGTAAGAACTTTCGGATTTGCAGATATTTTGCCTTTATCCTCCACGGCAGCCTGATTCAGATACATTGGCACATTATTTATAAATTCCAATAATGTTTGCAGTGGGGATCCCTCGATCATGTCGGCAATAGCATTACAAATATCGTCTATACTAATGCCTGTAGTGTATGGTTTGACATTAGGGAAATATTTGTCCATTAAGTTAAGGTATGCTATATATGCTGCACTACATGAATATCCGTTCACTTTAAGTAAATATTTAAGTAATACGGAGGAAAGCGTAGATTTGCCTACAGACGAATTGCCATGTATTAACAACGCAAACGGAGCCATTCGCAAATCACCACCACACACCGCTTCGAGAAATTTACTCTTCATAGCTATCAAGTCCTTGAGGTAAGTGGTTACACGGAGTTTATCCTTTGATGGACAAACTCCCATTAATTTACGTCCTAGCAACAGTGTCTCAGACAAATCAAATTCATACTGGGCTACATCTAAGTAAATGGATTCGTCCACCTTACCGTACACCACAAGATCAAACTGATCTTTAAGTTTTAAGTAAAGACTTTCGAACCGCACCATATCAGATGTCGACTGGAGAAACTGGTAAAAAGTACCAGACAGTAAGTGCTTAATCCCCTCCAGAATAAACACTATAGTTTCCCATAAGGCAGTGATAAAATCAGTTGCCTTCACCTGGGTTTTTAATGCCTCCACACGCAATAAATCCAACTTGCCCCACGATAGATTAATACCATCCTTAATCCATCCCAAAGTCACCATATAGGTAAGTAATGCAGAAAATGAATCAAATATCTGGTGCTTGGAAAAGACTTGCCAGTCTCCCAAAGCACCCTTCAACCAATTCAATATATCCTGCATCGAATATGTATCCCAAGCATCAAAAACACTCTGAGTACGAATCAAATTAACCAGTGACAGTATCCAGCTTGTTTTTGTACTGTTGTACACTGCAAACAAGCAAGCCAAAAATGCTTGTCTGAACATGGTAGTGGCGTACTTTGTTGTTCCGAAGAAAATGAGAGATTCAACCATACACGCCAAGTTGTTAATATCCTCATTTTCCTCGACACCATTATGGGGCTTCACCTTGCGTTTGGGATTTCCCCCCTTAGCTGTCGCCTTCTTCAAGCGCCTGTTCCTTACCTTTTTCCTACGCATCACTTTATCATTAAAAAGTGCTTCGAAATCCTTCACCATCTCATCCTTTTCCACCTCATGGTCACCCAAGGTGACCTCCATGGGTTTCTTCATCGCCTGAGCAATGATAGAGCCACTCCACCTATGGTGGAGTGGGTATGTGGGAACTAATTCTTGCGTACTTTCAGTCATGATTAATTCTTTAGTTTTGCGGAGACGGGTTAGGAATGCGCGAATTGGGGTGACTATTTTATTGGAAATAGACAAAACCGGTTCAGTAGGTGGATGTCCACACCCGGCTTTCCTGAGCCTGACACGGAGAAACTTGAACTAACTCCTCCCCTGGAGTGTTCACTGGATTGCCTTACGCCAGTGATCTTTTTCCACCATATCCTCTTGAATCAGCTACACACATTCCGAATGTAGCAATAGTGATCATTCAAGCATCACTAGATACTTATCCAAGTACTATCACAACACAAAGTGAGTGAATCATACCCTAAGCATCCAACAAGCAGGATTTCCTATATCAACCTTACTACATGACTAGTAGTAATTCAGGGGTCCTCCGGATGGACTATATTATACAATTCACAGACCTAAGTTTTAAGTTTATAATTGACATGAATAATTTTTATTAAATAGGTCTTACATATACACACTATTATACAAACTACTTTTAAAGTAGGTGGCTTCTCCTGGAACTAGAAGCAGAGTTTAGTTAAAACTGGGTAGACTCTTATAATTAGTGCCTGCATGGCATATGAGCGTTTGCGCAACATATACCATACAAGCATCCAACTAATAATCGTGCTA